CTTATTCAGACTTAAAAGTTCCCATAGAATTTATCAGGTCTACTGAAACTGATGGTAGAGAAAGAAGGGAAGCAAAGATATATATTACACCTGATTTGATAGGTGATAATCAACCAACTTTTGATGACGAGGTTACAATAACTTATGCTGGATCTACAAGAGTTGGACAGATAATTAATATAGATACAAAACAAGGTGGGCAAACCTATCTGTTTACTTTACTGGTGAGGTTGTAATGGCTAAAGGTAAAAATATTGAAAATGCACCATCTGACTTAAATAGTGCTTTAGAAAGAGATTTTAATAATTTTATAAGGGGAGCATTGCTTGATTTATCCAGAGAACAAGATCCAATAAGTCCTATTGATACTGGATTTTTTGCTTCAAGTTGGACAGCCAGTACACAAAGACCTAGACCAGATCAGGCAAGAGAAGATCATCCTCCGTGGAGTGAAATAGAACCTTCTTTTAAACGCAGAAAAGCAGATAACGCTTTAGTTGAACCTAGATTTATAGATAAAATAAAATTTAATTTTAAACTTTTTTCTAAAGTTTATATAGGAAATAGATCAAAATATGCTGCAAGTGCTTTAGGTTCTACAAGAAGTCAAATTCCTCAGTATGTTCAAGAAAAGATTAGACCACTTATAAATGCAATATTTACAGAGAAGAAACCTAGAATTGGTATTGGATCTGAAAGACTTGAAGGTGGTAAAGGTATTGGACCATTTGCTGATCCAGAGAGAGAATTTGTTGATTACACTGATTTATGACTTTAGTTAACACCAGAGCAGCTTTTGAAAAAGCAGTAACAGATGCAGTTGCAAACGTAGATCCAACTGTAGAAATGATCTATGACAATATGGTGTATAAAACTCCTGGTAAGACTAAAAAATATATAATCATGTCAATAGATTTTGCACAGGCTACATCTCAGACACAGGGAGCATCTCAGGATTTTTATTCTGGTGTAATTCAATGTAATGTTTATGTTCCCAGAGGAAAAGGTAGTGCTACTTTATCTGAATTGGGAGAGGCGGTAATTGATGGGCTTACCTCTGTTAATGCTTCTGACTATACAGATACATTTAGCTGTAAACCTAGAGTTTTAGATGTTGTTGGCCCTGCACCTATTGTTTTAGATGACTCTGCACACTTTCTTGGCTTAATATCTTGCCAATTCACAGCAAATGCGTAGTATAGTAATGTAATATTACTTTTATATATGACTAGAGCAGTTGATCTGTTAAGAAACAAGTTTGGTGTTTCTCAACTTTACAAGCATGACATCAAACAAGATGATGAGATTATTCTTAGTGTTTATTGGCATCCATTAACTATTGCTGAAAGAGAATCAATACAAAAAAAATCATCAGATGATGTCAATGATTATGCTTTACAGATGATGATTGAAAAAGCATTAGATGAAGATGGTAAAAGAATTTTTCAAGATGGAGATAAAGCATCTCTTAGAAGAGAGGTTGAAGTTTCTGTTCTTGAAGAAATACAAATAGCAATGATTAATGCTGGTGCTGATAAGGAGGTTAAACAGGCTAAAGCCGATTTGAAAAGCTAATAAAGATTGGCAATTTTTATTTTCGTTAGCAAAAGAATTACATAAAACTGTAGCTGAGTTATGTCAGACTCTTACTATTGAAGAAATGATAGGTTGGGCTGCTTATGCAGAAATTGAACATGAAGAATATGAAAAACAAAAAGAACAAGCACAACGATCTAGTGCTTTACGAGGTAAAAAGAGGTAATATAGAGAAAATGTTTTAGTTTTTTTATAGCAAGTGGCTAATTATAACGTAGATATTGCTGTTGGTATAAAAAATGCACTAGCACTTAAAAAGTTTAATAAAGATGTAAAAGAAACATCTTTAGTTGTTAAAGGTTTAAATGAAGGTATAAGAAAAGGATCAAATGCTTATGAAAAATCATTAAGGGCTTTAAGTAAATCATTACAACAAACAAAAGTTAATATAAATAACGCAGCAGTAGGCACTGATGCTTTTAAGAAATCAGCTTTAGATTTGGTAAAAGCAGAAAGATCTTTAAATAAAGAATTACGAATTAAAAATAAATTATTAAATGAATTTGGAAATATAGGTAAAAGAATTAGTCCTACTGAAAAATCTATAAGAAGAAATCAGGAATTAAGACAACGTAGACCAGTACAGCCATTAAATCCTGTTGCTGGCAATTCTTTCGCTGCTTTTAGTAGATCAATTACAGGTGCAAGTGCCTATAGCGGTCCGATTGGACCTGGACAAGCAGTTGCTTCTAATTTATTTTCAAGATTACCTCCCAGATCAAATATTGCTTTATCTTCTCCATTACCTCCTAGATCTCCACTGCCACCAAGATCATCAATAGAGCCTGGCAAGAGTTTATTTGGTCAAAGTGTAAGTATCGAAGGCAGGTCCGAAAGAATAATAAAAGAAAGATTTGCTTTAACAAGTAAATTAGCAGAAATGACAGAAAGAGATATAAAAGCAAAAAATAAAAGTGTAAATATTGAAGAAAGATTAAAGAAAGGTCTACAAGAAAGAAAAGATCTAAGTGCAGCCTTAGAAAAAATGGAGAAACGAAGTGCTAAAAATTTAAAAGATCAGGTTAAACAAAGAAACCAATCAAGAAAGATAGGTAGAGACAACGTAAGGTTAAAAATTAAAGAAGCACAAGCAACACGGAAACTTGCTGAAAATGAAGCGTTAGCTAACAGAAAAGCAACAAGAAGAAGAATAGGAAGCACAGCTAGTAGTGCAATTATTGGTGGTGCGTTTCCGCTATTATTTGGACAGACAGGTGCAGCAGCAGTTGGTGGTGGACTTGGTGGACTTGCTGGTGGAGCTATAGGTGGTCAGTTTGGTTTTGCGTTATCTATTCTTGGTACTGCAATAGGTTCTGCTATTGATAAGAATGATAAATTTAATGAGTCTTTAGCTGCTTTAAATGTTCGTTTTTCAGATGTAAGTGGTAGTGCTCAACTTACTTCAGAAGATATTGATAAAGTTGCCAGACGTTTAAAAATTACAAAAGAAGAGGCTTTTGGTGTATTAGGAGCATTTGCACAATTTGGTTCGGGAAGTATTGCAACATCTTTAACAGAAATTTTTGGTGCTGATGCTGGAGCTTTTGATAGTGTAGCTAGTGCAAATAGACAGGCTCAATTAGCTAATGAAATTTTTGAAGCTAGAACAAAAATAGGTAATGAAGTTGCTACGCAATTATTAAATCAAAATCTAATTACTGATAGTGCAACTATTGAATTAGCATTAGCAGAAGCTAGAGCAAAAGCAGAAAATGATATTGCTGTAGCTCAAGCAAAACAAATAAAATTTAGTGATAGAGCTAGAGATTTAGCTGAAGAGTTATTGTTTAGAGGTGGTGGTGATCCAACAAGATATGGAGAAGGTAGAGCAAATAAATTACAAAAAGAGTTTGAAGAAGGCAGAAATAAAAGAATGAAAGATTTTAAAGAAGCATTAGAACAAGTAAGGCAAATGCTTGGTCTTGTTAATGAAGCTAATAATCAATTTGGACAATCAGGAACTTTAGCTTTTTCTGCTATTAACGATAAGGTAAAAGATTTACAAGATGAAATGAAAAAGTTAAAAGATCCAATATATATGGTTATGACATTATCTGAAACAATGGCAAATTCATTTGAAAATTCATTTAAAGGAATTATTAAAGGAACAATGTCTATATCAGATGCGTTTAGAAATATGTTAAATCGTATTGCAGATCATTTCTTAGACACTGCTGCAAGAATGATGGCTAATCAGTTACAGCAGGGTTTGTTAGGAATGTTGGGAAGTATCTTTAATCCTTTTGATATGTCTGCAATGAACATGAGAGATTATCGAATGTATGGAAATACATTCCCTGCTGGTTCTTTTGCTAATGGTGGTTATGCACAACGTAATAAATCTTACATAGTTGGAGAACGTGGTCCTGAGTTGTTTACACCTGGAGCCAGTGGTGGTCAAGTTAGTCCAATGGGTTCAACAAATATCGTAGTAAACGTAGATGCTTCTGGAACAAATGTAGAAGGTGACGAAGATCAGGGTAAAGAACTTGGTCGTCTTATCTCAGTTGCAGTACAATCTGAAATAATACAGCAACAAAGACCAGGAGGATTACTTGCATAATGGCTACGTTTCCCTCAATAAAACCTAAATATGGACAACAGAAAAGGTCTGCACCATTAACTCGTGTAGTTCGTTTCGCTGATGGTTATGAACATCGTATAACTTTTGGCCTTGCACAGCATCAAAATCCAAAAACTTTTAATTTTACTTATGACGTATCAGAAACAGAAGCAGATCAAATCGAAGCATTTTTAGACGCTAGAGCAAATGATAATGATAGTTTTGATGTTCCTGTTGATTACTTACCTGGAGAAGATTCTACTAAATTTAAGTTTGTTTGCGAGACATGGAGCAAGTCAATACCATTTAAAAATAGAGCTACTATTCAAGCCACTTTTAGACAAGTATTTGAGCCAGCATAATGTCAGTTAATCAAGCAGTATTTAGTGATTTACAGTCTATAAATCCATCAGCAATTATTGAATTGTTTACTCTTCAATTATCTACTGCTTTACATGGTGCAAATACAATTTATAGATTTCATGCTGGTAGCAATCTAAATGCTAACGGAAAAATAGTATGGGCTGGCAATGAATATCTTAGATTTCCAATACAAGCATCAGGCTTCGCTTTCCAACGTGGACAGTTACCTAGACCAAAAATAATAATTAGTAATGCTACAGGTTTAATTTCATCAATTTTATTAACTGTAAATGAAACAACAACTGGTAATGATTTAACAGGAGCTACAGTTACACGGATAAGAACACTAGCTAAATTTCTTGATGCTGTTAATTTTGCTAACGGACAAAATGCAACTGCTGATGCAAATGCAGAGTTTCCTAAAGAAATATATGCAATAGATAGAAAGTCAGCAGAAAACAGAGAAACTGTTGAATTTGAACTTGCTGCACCTACAGATTTAGCAGGAGTTAGAATACCTAAGCGTCAATGCACTAGAACCATATTTCCTTCTATTGGTACGTTTATAGCATGACTTGGAAATATAAAGCACTACTTCATGCACAACGAGAAGATCCCAAAGAATCTTGTGGTTTACTGTTAAATATAAAAGGCAAAGAAAGATACTATCCTTGTCGTAATCTTTCAATGACAGAACATCAATGTTTTATTATTGATCCAGAAGATTATATAAAAGCAGACAATACAGGAGAGATAGTAGGTGTAGTTCATAGTCACCCCATCACCCCACCTGATCCTAGTCAAGCAGACAAGATCAGTTGTGAAGATAGTAATTTACCGTGGTATATTGTCAATCCAAAGACAGAACAATGGGCTTATTTAGAGCCATGTGGATACAAGCCACCATTATTGGGTCGTCAGTGGGTTTGGGGTATTACAGATTGTTGGAGTTTAGTTAGAGATTGGTATAAAGAAGAAAAGAATATTGAACTTAGAGATTGGGAAAGACCGACAACATTAGAAGAGTTTAATAATAAACCTTTGTTTGAAGATTGTGCATGGCGAACTAATTTTAGAGAACTTAGACCAGAAGAAAAATTACAAGATGGTGATGTGCTGCTTATGAGTATTTTGTGTCCAACTTTAAATCATGTAGCATTATTTTTTGAAGGAGATGTTATTCACCATTTAACCGATAGACTATCTTGTAGAGAGTCTTACTCTGAATGGTTGTTAAAATGTACAGGAAAGAGGTATCGTTATGTTTCGTAAATTAAAGTTATATGGAGAGTTAGCAGAATTTATCGGACATAAAGAGTTTGAGATAAAAGTTCATAATGTTTCACAGGCAGTAAGTTTTTTAATACATAATTTTCCAGAAGTAGAATCTTATATGTGTCCAAAATATTATCAAGTAAAAATTGGTAATTATGACATTGATGAAAGTGAATTAGGATACCCTATAGGACAGGAAGATATACATTTTATTCCAACAATTAGTGGTGCTGGTAGAGGTATTGGAAAAATATTATTAGGTGCTGCATTAATAGGTGCTGCATTTTTTGTTCCACAAGGTTTAGCTTTATCTAAAGGAATAGGAGCAGGGTTTGGATTTGCAAAAGCAGGTGCATTAGCTAAAGGTTTAGTATATGTTGGTGCTTCCCTAGTTTTACAAGGAGTTTCTGATTTATTATTTCCATTACCAGAGCCACAAAAGTTTAGTTCAGAAGAAGATCCACAGTTATCTTTTAACTTTAGTGGAGTACAAAATACATCAAGGGCTGGTACACCCGTTCCAATAGTTTATGGTGAAATAATTACAGGAAGTGTTGTAATAAGTGCAGCGATTGACACTAATCAGGTAGAAGCATGACAGACAAAACTAAACTTATAAAAGGTGCTGGTGGAGGTCCACCAAAACCACCCCCACCTCCTTATCGTGCTCCTGACACTTTACATAGTAGGAGCTTTGCTACTGTTCAAGATTTAATTTCTGAAGGAGAAATAGAAGGCTTTGCTAGTGCGTCAAAAGCAGAGCTTAGTAAAGGATCAAATGATTATAATAATGCAAGTTTAAAAGATGTTTTTCTTGACGATACTCCAATACTTGATGCAAATGCTTCAAATAGTAATCCTGCTGATGCTGATTTTAATTTTCAAGATGTAACCTTCAAATCTAAGTTTGGAACGTCAAACCAAACTGCTATGAGTGGTATTCCTGCTGAAAGCAGATCACCTACTGGTGTTGGAGTTACTGTAACTACTTCTTCACCTGTAACAAGACAGATTACAAATACAGATGTAGACGCTGTAATTGTTACTTTAACTTGGCCTCAGATTCAAAAGTTTGAAGATGATGGCGATGTTCGAGGTATGAAGGTTGATTATAAAATACAGATTCAACATGATTCTGGTGGCTTTGTTGATAAAGTAACCAGTTCAGTTAGTGGTAGAACTGCTGATGCTTACGCTAGAGATCATAGAATAGAACTAACAAGTGGATTTACAACCGTAGATGTACGAGTTGTTCGTGTTACAGCAGATAGTACAAATCCACAACAAATAAATGCTTTTGAATTTACTAGCTTACAAGAAGTTATAGATAATAATTCAACTTATGCTAACAGTGCTTATGTAGCTCTTCGTTTAGATAGTAAACAGTTTAACCGTATTCCGACAAGAAAGTTCAGAATTAGGGGAATAAAAGTAAGAATCCCAGGAGCAGGTGCATCTAATTCTGGTACTCCAACTGTTGATATTCAAACTGGAAGAATACAATACCCACCTAACTATATATTCAATGGAGTTATGGGTGCTGCTGTTTACACAAACTGTCCAGCTATGTGCTTACTTGATCTTTTAACTAACACTAGGTATGGATTAGGAGATCATGTTACTGACAGTAATTTAGATTTATTTAGTTTTGTAGCTGCCAGTAAATATGCAAACGAAGAAGTAGATGATGGAACAGGAGCAGGAACTAAAGAAGCTAGATTTAGTTGCAATGTAAATATTCAAAGTCCTAAAGAAGCATTTGCAGCAATAAATGATTTAGCTGGTGTTATGAGATGTATGCCGATATGGTCTGCTGGATCTATAACCATATCTCAAGATAAACCTTTATCAGCAAGTTATTTATTTAATTTAACCAATGTAGGACAGGAAGGATTTACTTATCAAGGTAGCAGTTTAAAACAACGTCATTCAGTTGTTTCTGTTAGCTATTTCAACATGGATTCAAAAGAAGTAGATTTTGAGGTAGTAGAAGACGCAACAGCAATATCTAAACTTGGAACAATAGTAAAACAGGTAAAAGCATTTGCGTGTACCTCCCGTAATCAGGCTGCTAGATTGGGTCGTGCAATACTCTTTGCTGAACAAAATGAAAGTGAGACAGTTACATTTTCAACTTCAATAGATGCAGGAGTTGTAGTAAGACCTGGTTCTGTTATTGCAATAAACGATCCAGTAAGAGCAGGAGTTAGAAGAGGTGGTCGTGTAGTATCTGCAACTACTACAGAAATAACTATTGACGCTGCTGCACAAACAACTTTACCTGCTCCAAATGACAATCCAACTATCAGCGTTATTTTAGGCGATGGAACAGTTGAGGTAGGTGTTATTTCTAATATGGCAAGCCCTATTATTACTGTTAATAGTGTTACAAAACCAGATGGAACGACTGCTTCTACGTTTTCATCAGCACCACTAGCAAATTCTCCCTACCTTATTTCAAGCACTGCATTACAGACTCAATTATTTAGAGTTATTCAAGTAGAAGAACAAGATGATATTAATTATGTAATTACAGCTTTATCTTATGTTCCAGGTAAATA